GTCTACGTAGAGTCTATCAACTTTCTACGGATCGTCTCCGGTCTTGCGAATTTCGTGTTTGCTAACTAACAATGACTATTGTGATCAACTCCGCCACATGGGGCGACGAACGATCGGCAACCGATATTACCAAAAGCATTCAAGACAAGGCGTCAGGCGGATATTTGGAGACGCTTGCAGACAATAGTCTTGTGCCGTTTGTGGACATTTTTGGAGCAAATACATCTGTGACGCTGACAGATTCGGACAAGGCACAAATTGCCCGTCAAGCAGCGACGGTGTGCGGAAATTCGTCGGATACAAAGTGCATTGCGTACCAAACAAATCAACTGGAGACAGTGGCCCTGCAGAGAAAGATAGATGAACGACAATCCTCAGATAACATTGTCACTGGTCGTCGGCTGACAGTGACCTTCACGGACCGAGAAACGGGCGTTCAGCGAACAGTTGCTATTCCGGATGGACAAACGGCAAAGATCGGAACACCGCCGGTCTTGTCTCTTCCCACACTGCCAACCGCGTCAGGGACTCTGCTGACTGGACTTTCTACGTTTGGGTATGCGATTGGGATCGCGCTGTATGTCTTCAGTATTGCTATTGCCTGGCGCGTCATGATGCTGGGCGGACATGAGCGGACTGCCTATGCATTGACGCTGTTGGCGATTCTTGTCCCGTATTCCGGACTTGTGACAACTCCAATTGCCGTTGCAGTGTTCAGTCAACTGGGGAATAATGTGACATCTGTATAATGTTCCAGCTCGTTTGGATTGCAGCAGGGGCTATTGTCGGGATGCTTATCGCCTGCGTCCTCGTTCCCCCTACACGTACTCAGGTCTCAGTGCCGTCTCCATATGACAAGGGCATTTTTCACACGGATACTGGGTGTGTTCGCACACACGCAATTGAAGTGCCATGCGGACAAGAGGCAGACTCCTTCAACCTACTCGCAAGTCTCACTAAGAAGTAATGCTTGACTTCACCAAAGCCATTGCGCGCGCAAGTCCATTCTTTTCCTTTGTCATTGGACTCGGCATCTCGGTCTTGCTCTTTCACCGTAACTACGACACTCGCCGGGTCCTCGGGGTGCCCTTGGAAGATGTCAATACCAAGACAGTCAAGGTGGATGGAAAGTGCTATAAGTATCGCGTGGAAGATGCCACGTGCGAAATCCCGTCTCCTTCATAAACAATGGAGGATCAAACGTCGCTTGATGCTCTTCTCCCCTCGCCTGGACTTCCGCAGTCTATGCCGCCCATGATGGGTGTGTCCGGTTCTGATCACATTCAGCGCACGCAGATGGCGCCTTCCTTCAAGCCCTCGCTCCCCATGATGCGCATGATGTGGGCCAACCTGACCATGTATATCTCCTTCTTTGTCGCCACGGTCATTCTCTCACTGTCCGCCCCCCGTGATCTTCTCCTTCGCTACATTCCGAATGCATACACGTCGGGAGGCGTTGTGTCCTGGCAGGGCGCAGGTGTTCTTGGCGGTGCGGCGGTTGTTCTCTCACACCTACTCAACGTCTTCCTGCTGAGTTTTCTTGGTTAGTGACTAAAACGGAAAGAATATACAGAAACAAGCCGAATACACTACAAGATGTTTGAGACCACTATTCTTTGCTCCACGGATATTGACGACATTCTCCGCGCAGCTGAGGTTCGTAAGGAAAACGACCGCAAGTATGCAACCCATTTGCTAGAAACTCTCATGGCAGCTGCTCGTGCATCCAATCTCAAGCAGCGGTTTTGGGAGGCAGTCTACGACAGGCGCTCGACCCGGTTTCTGCTACATCAGCTACACATCATGCAGAGCTACGGTGCTCTCACCTACAACGTAGAGGACATCATCAACGAGTATGATGTGCTTGAGCGTCTTGCCGTGGCCTGTGGAAAGAAGATCGTGTCAAACTATGCGATCAACGGTTCCAATCTAAATGTGTATCTAGAGTTTGTGCCTGAACTTCAGAGCGCGGTAACTCCAACGACATCCGACGCACTTGAGGAGAGGCGCTTTGAGAAGGAGACGTCGTGGTAGATTTTCCGAATACACTATAATGGATTCGAAGCGGTGTATCTTCCCACCCATGCCGTTGACGCAAGCTCAAACAGAAGGGGGTGACACACGCCGATTCAGACGGGATGAACCGATCTGCGTTCGTGTCGGCCCCACGGACGACGATATCATTTTTACACGCTATATCCGTCCGGATGTCAATCTGAATCCTAGACAGCCCGGCGTTTTTGCTCACCGCACAAAGTTGGTCCAAGATGGTCGTATTGTTGATCGGGCGTATGGGGCGACCGAACGAATTGATACATGGTATAAAGTCGGCAAATTCGCTCACCTTGTAAGTCCAACCGCAGTCAGGAAGGTTGCTGAAGCAAAGAAGCTGCCAGAGGATCTTGAAAAGTACATCACCGGAGAGCGCCCGAAGTTTCCCAAGGGGTTTGGTACCAGTGGTGGACGTAAGACACGGAAGTCTCGGTTAAATAGAACTCGCCGTAGATGAGTAATGCAGTTCCTCCGCCCGAGGTATCTGAGTGAGCCACCGGCATGGTTCTATCCGCGGATTCTCGTGGGTGCCGGTGAAATGCTCACACCTTCCTTTTTTCGTCGTTATAACATCACACATGTAATCAACTGTGCCTTTCCCATACACTCTCCCGAGTGGTTTCGGAAAGCGTACCCTTCACGCTACGTATGTCTCAGTGCAGAGGACGCACCTGACGTCAATATTTTGACATGGTATGCTGCGTTTGAAGACGCCCTATCTCGGTTCCTGCGAGAAGGAAACGGGACTGTCTTCGTTCATTGCCAATGTGGAATCAATCGTTCAGCATTCCTGGCCCTGACGTATATCGTTGAGAAATATGGACTGCAGTATGAAAAGACATTGTTAGGATTGAAGAAACAGCGTCCTTGCATGTTTACAAATTCGGTCTTCAGGAAGCAAACTGAAGAGTTTACAAATGGACGTCTTCAGAATCCGTAAGACGAGGGATCCAGTCGCGACTGGCTCGTCAATGGGAACGCTGGACTCGGTCCATCAGGATCAGGTGCAGTCGTTACGTGATTTGGATGGAAAGCAGGCAGATCTTCAAGCCAAGTTAGCTGAACTTCGAAGTCAACGTGAACGGTTGAGCACGTCTACGGAGCTGACAGAAATTGTCAAGTGTTCGCAGGTGGATTCTCAGATTCGCGAGATAGACCAGGAACTCATGCGAAGCAACCCGGTGGAGGAGTATTACATGAAAAATATGGACATCTTGCTTGACTATTACGGAAAGGAGGCTCCATCGGTGCCACACGTAGCACCTCCGCCCAAGGAGGCAAATACATTCCTGAAATTCTTTGTCGCGAATACGACCCCTGCAGATACCGGATTGTCCAAGAAGCAGATCTTTGACGAGTATGTGTCTCGTATGAAGCTGAGCAATGGCCCCGATGCGACTCAGTTGCTCACTGAACATTGTGGGGCGTGCAATGTGGCTCGGGAAGAGATTAGTTCTGAAGGCATTCTGGTCTGTCCGAGCTGCGGATCTGAGGAGTATGCATTGGTGGTGTCGGATTTTCCTTCGTTCCGTGATCCACCCAAGGAGCGGAACAATTACGCCTACAAGAAGATCAACCACCTCAACGAGATCCTCAACCAGTTTCAGGCAAAGGAATCTACCATCATTCCCGAGGAGGTGATGAACGAGGTCATTCTGGAGATTCGGAAACGCCGGATTGACAACATTGCCGATCTATCGGAGGAGGATACGCGCCAAATTCTGAAGAAGCTGGGCCGCTCCAAGTATTACGAGCACCGCGCTCACATTCTAAGCCGACTGAACGGAAACCCGCCCCCGACCATCACCCCGGAGATAGAGGAAAAGGTCCGGGCAATGTTTCAAGAGATTCAGGCACCGTTTCTGCTGTACTGTCCCAACGATCGCACAAACTTCTTGTCGTATTCCTACATCCTGTACAAGTTCTTTGAGCTGCTGGATTTGGATGAGTACAAGGTGTTCTTTCCTTTGTTGAAATCCCGTGACCGGCTGATTGCGCATGACTCCATATGGGAGAAGATCTGTTCTTACCTTCACTGGGAGTTTATTCGGAGC